CGTCCAGGCAAAGGATGCCTAAGAACCGCCTGCAAATCCCCACAGCAGCGGCTTTCATGCCGCTGTTAGATCCATCCCGATACAAAGGCGCGTGGGGAGGCCGGGGGTCAGGCAAGAGCCGCTTCTTTGCTGGCCTGATGGTTGAAGAACATCTGCGCTTCCAAGGCCATCGCAGCGTCTGCATCCGAGAAGTGCAGAAGTCGCTCAAACAATCGGCCAAAAAGCTGATCGAGGATACAATCCAAGCCTACAATCTTGGCGAAGCCCAAGGATTCAAGATATTCCGCGAAGTAATCGAGACGCCAGGCGATGGGCTGATCATATTCCAAGGGATGCAAGATCACACCGCCGATAGCGTGAAGTCGCTGGAAGGCTTTGACCGCGCATGGGTCGAAGAAGCCCAATCGCTATCTGACCGTTCGCTGTCCCTGCTGCGCCCAACAATCCGCGCCGATGGTTCTGAGCTTTGGTTTAGCTGGAACCCTGCCCGCGCTACCGATCCGGTTGACCAGCTATTGCGCGGATCATATCTGCCGTCAGGCGCAAGCGTGGTCCGCGCCAACTGGTCGGATAATCCGTGGTTTCCCGACGTGCTTGATCAGGAGCGGCGCGATTGCATTGCCAATCAGCCGGAACGCTATGGCCATATCTGGGAAGGCGAATATGCCACCGTCTTGGAAGGCGCATATTATGCCAAGCACCTCACAGACGCCCATCTAGAGCGGCGCATTGGCTTCGTGGCGCGCGATCCGCTGATGAAGGTCTACACGTTTTGGGACATCGGCGGCACGTCCAGCAAATCCGATGCGACATCAATCTGGGTGGCGCAATTCGTCGGGTCAGAGGTGCGAGTGCTGAACTATTACGAAGCCGTCGGCCAGCCCTTCGAGGCGCACGTCAACTGGCTGCGCGCCAATGATTATGAGGATGCAATATGCGTTTTGCCGCACGACGGGCGCAAGCACGATCAGGTCTATGCGGTCACGCCCATGTCTTACCTGCGAGAATCAGGCTTTGCGGTGGAGCTGGTGAAGAACCAAGGCGCTGGCGCTGCATTGCAGCGGATTGACGCAACGCGCCGATTGTTCCCGTCGATCCGGTTCAATGCTGACACCACCGAAGGCGGGCGCGATGCTTTGGGCTGGTATCACGAGAAACGGGACGAAAAGCGCGGCATTGGTTTGGGGCCAGAGCATGACTTTGCAAGCCACGGCGCGGATGCCTTTGGATTGCTTGCAGTGTTCAAGGCATCAATCCCGTCACAAGACGACTGGGGCGCTCCATTGCGGCGAAGTTTGAAAGGCGTTCTGTAATGTGCTATGGTGGCGGAAATCCGCAGGAGGCGCGACATGATTGAGCAGAACGATCAGAGGCAACGCGATGCATCCATGCTGGATGCATTGGTTGCTCAACATCGCATGTCGCAGAACCGCAACCGCGTGGTGAACAAACAGCCGAGCCTGCTGGAAATGCCGTCTGACGCTATTCGCGGCCTGCTGGGTGCGATGCAGCAATTTGGCGGCGCTGCCGATGAGCAGATTGACTACTACCTGGGGCCAACCGGGATTCCTGACAAGTTGCGCGCCATTGCGCCTTACCTCGATCCCGGTTTTTACTCTGGCGGCAATGCTATGGCTGACATCATCGACCCGCGCGCCAGTGCATCCGATCAGTTCGATGCATCCCGGACATTGAGCGAGATGGCCGCGCTTGCGCCATTGGCGTTTATTCGCGGCGCTGGTGGTAATCCGATCACCGGCCTTCTTGATGAACTGCCGACGCGCCAGCAAGTGACGGACACGGCGCGGAATTTCATGGCGGATGAAAGCGGTGCGTTGCCAATGATGGGTTCAAACTTTGCCAACTTGTTAGGTGACGTTGGCGAGGCAAGCACCGGCATCCGAGCCTATCAAGGTTCACCGCATAACTTCGCAACCGAGCGCCTTGTGCGGATGCCTGACGGATCAACGCAATACATCGTCGGTGCGCCTGACGTTCTGCCTGATGTTCCTGCTGGTGCAGAGGTGTTGCAGGATTTCCCTCTTGGCCGCTTGCGGATTGATAAGATGGGAACTGGCGAAGGCGCACAGGCTTTTGGTCGAGGACTTTACACGGCAGAAAACGAAGGAATCGCAAAGTCCTACCGCGATGCGCTTGCTGACCCGTTTGAAAGCGGGCAAACCGTTGCAAGGGCATATTTTAATGACGCTGGGTCGCGCGCTGGTGCGGTCCGAATGCTTACTGAGCAACTGAACGGTGCCCTGCCGAACAGGATTTCTCTGTCGCCCGATCAAACATCCAAGATGCGTGAAGCCTTAGACTTCCTAAATTCCGGCGCTGACGTGCGCGACGTTAAAGCCCCAGGCTACATGTATGAGGTGAACATCAACGCGGACCCTGAGGACTTTCTTGATTGGGATTTGCCGCTTGCGGGCCAAACGCCATCAATCCAATCCGCTGTTCGCGGCATTGTTCCGTCTGCGCCTGGAATGGCATCCGGGCAGAGACTTTTGGACATAATAGCACCAAATAACGCCACTCCGTTCACATCTGCTGCGGATCGCGCTAGATCGCAAGCAAGTTTAAAGCTCCGCGAAGCAGGCATCCCCGGCATCCGCTACCTAGACGCCGGATCACGCGCGGCGGGCGACGGCTCCCGCAATTACGTCATCTTCGACGAAAACCTCATCGAAATCGTGCGCAAATATGGTATTGCTGGTGCGGCAGCCATGCTTGGCCTAAGCCAAGCTGACGTTGCACAAGCGCTTGAACAGCAGCAACAGCCGCAATCCAGCGGCCTTTTGGGAGTTCCGCAATGAAGAAGCCAGTGAAGTTCACGCCCTGCAAGGGCTGCCCGAACCCCGCCAAGTGCAAGGCCATGGGCCGTTGCATGATGAAGGGCGGCAAGAAATGAGCGACGGCTTGTATGCCAACATTGCTTCCAAAAAGCGCCGCATCAAGCTGGGCAGCAATGAAAAGATGCGCAAGCCCGGTGATAAAGGCGCGCCGTCCGCAGCAGCGTTCAAAGCATCCGCGAAGACGGCTAAGAAGAAATGAAAACCCCGGCATGGCAGCGTGCTGAAGGAAAGAACCCCAGCGGCGGCCTGAACGCCAAGGGGCGGGCATCTGCCAAGGCCGAGGGAATGAACCTGAAGCCGCCTGTCAAGACGGGCGACAATCCGCGCCGTGCATCCTTCCTCGCCCGGATGGGCAACATGCCGGGGCCAGAACGCAAGGACGGCGAGCCAACGCGATTGCTCAAGTCGCTGCAAGCCTGGGGAGCGTCCAGCAAGTCCGATGCCAAAGCCAAGGCCAAAGCAATATCGGCCCGCAATGAGGCGAAGAAGAAATGACAATCACCAACTTTGGCACGCTGAAGACGGCCATCGCAGACACTCTGAACCGGGACGATCTAACCGCAGTCATCCCGGCTTTCGTCGCGCTGGCCCAAGCGCAGTTCAACCGCAAGATCCGCTCGCATCGGCAAATCACGCGGGGCAGCCTGACAATCAATACGCAATTCGAGGCGTTGCCTGCGGATTGGATGGAGACGATCCGCATCACGATGGACGCCAGTCCGATCCGGGTTTTGACGCAAATCAGCATGGACGACCTGACGCGCTATAGGACAGGCTACGACGACACGCCAAACGCGCCAGTATATTTCACCCACATTGGAACGGACATTGAGCTGTTTCCAACGCCTGGAACGTCCTATACCAGCGAGATCACCTATTACGCCAAGATCACGGCGTTGTCGGCTGATGGCGATACGAATTGGTTACTGACCAACAGCCCGGACGTGTACCTGTACGGCGCATTGGTGCATACAGCGCCGTATCTCAAGGACGATGCGCGCATTGCCGTATGGGCGGGATTGCTGGCGCAGGGCATGAATGAAATCGAAGAAGAAACAACGGCGGCCCGTTTTGGTTCGCCGCTTCGGATGAGGATCAAGTAGATGGGCACGACAACCACAACCTTCACCCTCAACAAGCCGACAGTCGGCGGCGATGATAACGCTTGGGGCACTGATTGGAACACCAACGCAGACAAGATTGACGACTTGCTTGACGGCACAACCGCGATCAAGCCGAACCTCTCCGAAGGGCTGTGGAAAGTTGGCGGGGTGGCGGTGACATCCACGGCGGCAGAGTTGAACTTCACGGACGGCGTAACATCCGCAATTCAAACGCAGCTTGACGCCAAGCAGGCATCTGATGCTGATCTGACAGCCATTGCTGGGCTATCTTCAAGCGGCATCATTGCCCGAACGGGCGCTGGGACGGCTGCTGCGCGCACTGTGACGGCTGGCACTGGCATCACGGTCACGAACGGCGACGGTGTGTCTGGCAACCCCACTGTGGCCGCCACGCTTGCATCGCAGGCCGAGGCTGAGGCTGGCACTGACAACACGAAGGTAATGACGCCGCTGCGGGTGGCGCAGGGGATTGCGTCTTTGACACCTGCCTATGTAGATACGGTAT